TTAATGCTTCTTTCGAGATTGTTTTTTACTTACTTCAGTGTTTTGGTTACAGTGAGCGCGATCTCACTATAGCTAAGACCTTTTCTAAAGAATTAAGTGAACCCAATGTTTTTATGGGTCCTGTTTTGTATAGATGGTACAAAGGGTGGCTAAGTGGCAATGTTTTGACTTTCGTTTTAAATAGTATTAATAATTCAGTTATAGATCGTATTTGTTATTATAAGTTAACAGAGAGACTTGATTTTGACGTTCAAGTTAGAACAATTAAAGGTGGCGATGATGTAATTACTAGTTATTCCGGTATTGATGAAAGATACAATATGGTTTCTATATCTGACTTCCTTAAAACTAAAGGCTTTACTTACACTAGTGCTATAAAAGATGGAGTTTATGTAAAATATAAGCATTTAAATGATTGTCAGTTTTTTAAACGCAATTTTGTATGGTCAAATGATAGATGTTTATCACCTATTGACTGTAATTCTATAGTTAAGATGTTAATGTGGACAGACAGCGTTAATCTGCATGAACAAACTTTAGGATCTGTGGAATCTTCTCTTAGAGAAGCTTATCACTATGGTCCTGAATATTTTGAGCAATTTAGTTCTCAATTGAGATCAGTTTGCTATAAAACCATTCTTATCGCAGGTACATTGGGTTCCTACGGTGATTATATAGACACTTTAGGTTATTTTAATTATGATAGATATCACAATCAATTTAAGTACCTTAAGCCAATTATTTATAATAAACCCAATATAGTTGACAATGAAAAAGCTTCTAATAGCGAATTTTCCCTCTAGTCTGGTTACGATAGGATTATATCTATATATTAATCTGAAACGCTTTCTAGTTGATTTAAACTCTTTTTAGGGTTATATAGTTTTACTTTACATTAATGTTTGTATTGTATGTTAAAATCTTACATTTCCAAAACACAAACTAATCAAACAATTACATCATTCAATTTATCAAGTGATGTTCTTACAAATGATATATCCGGAACTTTAACTACAGCTTCTGTAGTAGATTCCTCATTATCTGATATTAAACAATTTTTATCAAGGCCCGTTAGGTTAAAAACTTTTTCGTGGACCCCTGGGACATCTGTTAACGGTGCATTTGATCCATGGAGTACTTTTCTCAATTCTGCAGCAGTTTTGAGAAAATTAGCCAATTATTCAAGAGTTAGAGGTAAATTACATTTGAGATTTCTTATTAACACTAATTCTTTTTATTTTGGATCCCTAGTATTCTCTTATGTTCCTCTTTATTCCGTTGATGGTGTTACTCAGTCACGTACTATTTCTTCTCCTGTGACTGCCGACTTTGTTGAAATATTACAAAGGCCGCATGTTCTTATTGAT